GCGCGAAGGGCTTGTAGGTTTTGATAAAATCTTTTTGTGTCATTGGTTAGTCAAGTATGTATGTTATCTCTTTATTGTACAATTCATTAACATCAATTGGGACTCCATCTTCATATTTTAAGGACTCCTTTTTGTAATAGTCTCCTGATTGAATATATAATATTATTCCATTAGGTTGAAATATAATTCTGTTTTGATAATATCTTTTTATTTTTCTCCCTAAGATATATGTGGTGGCCGTATTAACTTCTTGTTGCGGAAAATAATTTTGATTATTAGGGAAAATATTAAACTGAAATACTAAAATATTACCATCCTTCCACTGGTTTTTTTTAACAAAGTATCTAATAACAAAATCATTACCATCTCTAAAGGCTTCATATTTTTCAAAGCGTATTTCGTTATGATTTATATGAGTCTCTGTCGAATACGCAAGTCTAATAGTATAACTATCTTTTGAGTTTATTAATCCTTCTAATAAATCTGATATTCTAGCCCCCTTTGGATTAGTAAAAAAATCTTTAATTCTTATACCGAAAAATGAGCTACGGCCCCCTCCCCAATCAAAATATTGTATCGCATTCATCTGTTTATATATTTAATAATCGGATAAGGCACGAAGCTTGCCACTATATCCCACCAGTCTATGAAAGTTTTCTTATGGTATTTATCATATAGCTCCTTACATAGCCCAATACTCCCTAATATTATAGCGGCTATAAGTAAGGATTTCACAACAGGCAAGAATATCAGAGCGCTAAGGAAAATGACAATAAATATCATATTCCCGTACTTACTATGCAGGAGCTTGTCGCTACCCCTGAGATTGTTGATTACTTTCATCATATATTTCGAATATCTATGTAACATTTGTTGTTCCATATACTTACTACCGCTGTAGAGCCATCGCCTCCGTTGAAAGAATTATCTCCCGTGTAGATGATTTGCTTGCCATCGCAAGTGAAGGTTACTTGTCCGCCAGCGAAGACTTTTCGGAAGGAAATTGAACACATATTATCTAACTGACTTAAATTAATAAATCCCGATGCGGGCACAAATACAGTACTATTTTGTTGGTCTTTTGTTGCATCCCAATTATATCTTTCTATACCTGCACGATATATATCACTATACCATGCCAAATCACGGAAAGCACCGTTATCCTCATTGAATCTGGAACTATCTACCGTGTTACGAACACCTAACCTTGTTGCAGCAAACCAGTCTTTTTTAAAGATTTCAATAGACGAAGTTGATCCCGCTGTATAGAACATTATATACGCCCCACTACCTCCAGTCCTCAATGTGGCATACCCCCCCTGCTGTCGTGAAGTATTATCTAATTCAGTAAGAGAAATAGTACCCCTATACTTGAACACATCCCCCACTACCTCTTTTATCTTCTCCTCTGTAACCATCTCCGGCTTTCCATCTATATCGTCCCAGTTGTGTCTGTGAGAGGCGGGGGCAAAATTCAAATTGGGCTTATCTGCTAAATCATTGTAGGAAAAAGCATTCTCGAAAATAACATTATTTCCGGCCATGAGCTTAATCTTTCCATTCTGCACTACAATCCCATCAGGAATATTGCTGACAAAGTGGCTCACGGGGATACTGGTTAGGAGGTTATTGCGCTTATCCCTTAACTCTAAGGTCTTCTCAGGCTTGTTGTACACCAACTTGGTACCTTCATCGTCAAGAAACATTAGGGAGATACGCCTTACCACATTACTTCCCTTCTTGAACCGTAACTCTGTGGTATTCTCGTCCAGCTCTATATCGTAATCTTCGAGGGTGTCCAGCTTCTGCTTGTAGGCATTGGTAAAGTCATTCGTGGATAGCCCTTTCCCTGCTTCCTTATCTACCTTGCCGTCAATGAGTGATTTCAGATCCGCCGCTGTGCCTACATAGTTGCTGCTTTGGAGCGCTCCCAAGAGTAGTTCTCGCTCGCGCTGGGTCATGATCACCGGTCTGTTGGTGTTGAAGGTTAAGCGCTGTAGTGCCTGTTGGGCAGCATCGGCATTGTCATATACAACTCCATTGATCTCTACTTCACTGACCAAGGCGTCCAAGATAGAGAAGTTCATATCCTCCGCGCTGTGTAGGATCAGGCGCTCTCCGTCCACACGTGCTACGAAGTTTTTCAGTGCTAAAATTCCGTTGTACTCAAAGAGGTATTCCTGCAATTCGCCTGTGTCAGGCCTTACTTTATACTTAGGTGTTGGCATGGTTATTCGTTTTTTATGGGTGTTTTATCATTTTCATTGAGATATTCCTTGATGGAAGAAGCTATTTCCTCTACATCCCCGCGGTTAAGGATGATCTTGCCCATCACTTGTCCTGCTTTGTCCAAGCGTACCTTATCCTCGGCCTTCTCATAGATACTCTTTATCTCTATCAGGCAGAGTAAAAAGGCACCCCCAAGGGTCATAAAGGGAAAGAACCACAGCTGATTCCCGTAATATTGCTCAAAGTACCACACAGCACTCATCTGCATACTATCTACTATTGTGAGGGCGATTAGCACATTGTAGTACTGGGCGAGCTTCCCCACCGTACGCTTGTAGCCATACGAGGTGCGCATCTCTCCGTTGTTCTTGGCTTTGCGCAGGCCACTCCATAGGTCGGCCATAATCATTACTAAGACTAAGATGTAGATACCAAAGAGGATCCACAAGGTTACAAAGATTTTTTCCATTGAATCAATACCTTTTAATTTCTATCTAAGGCAAAAATAAAAAGCCCCTTCCATATAGGAAAGGACTTTTTTAAACCCTTAGTAATCACTATCTCTTGTTTCGCTCTCGCAGTGTTTCGTACTCCTTGATCGCCCGTCGGAGCTCCTTCCCTGCCTTAGCATCGGCTACGATATAGGCTTCTATCCCTTCCCCTTGGAGCTTCTCTACGGTAGTGCTGAGCCTTGAGAGCACCTCGGTAAGTCCTGTAGGCACTCCTACGGCAGGGACGCTGTTCTCACTTGTAGGGGCTTCCTGCTTGGTATTCTTCACCTCGCCTCCTGATTCATAGCCCTGAGGAGACTGCCCTAAGCGCTTGGCTTCCAGCCATTCCACCACTTGCGCTACTTCGGGATCTTTCTTGAGCCACTGGGGTACCACATACTCCTCCCCATGTACAATTCCGGCTACCTCCTGCCCGCTTTCGTCCTTAAAGCCCAAGCCCTTGGTATATCCTCCCTTGGCATAGCTTGGCGCCTGCTGAGAGGCTACAATCCCCAATTGTACAGCCCCTAAAGCCCCTATAATTGCAGCAAAGACACTCCCCACGATAGGACCTTGTTCGTAAGCTCTCATAATACCTACAGCCGTATTGGCTATAATATTCATCATATTCATTGCCTTTTGGGCTTTGAACTGCTTTACACTAAGTTCTTTCTTCTTGGCATCAGCTTCCTCGTCCAAGCGCTGTAGCTCCTTTTGATATTGAGCCTGTGAGATATACCCTTGGTTGAGCTGGTTGAGTAGGGCTTTTTTCTTCTGTTCCTGATTCTTTGTAAAAGTGGCCATTTCCTTTTGGTTCAGCCCCTGTTGGAGTTGGGAGAACATGTTAAAAGCATTATTCATCGCTCCTACAGCCATATCCACAGCCTTAAAGCGGTTGCTCATCTCATCAAGGTTGGAAAAGGTATCCTTCCAGTCCTTGGCCGAGAATCCCAACACATCCACCTTCTCCAGCTCCTTGTCTGCGGCATTTTTCTCTTTAGTATCCTTGTTGTTCTTGATGTTGTCCAGCTTCTCTTTGATTTGGACTATCTTATCTTCTATCTGGGTGATGTCCTCGACCAGTTTCTCCTTGGCTTCCCCTGTAAGGGTGGAGAGGTAGCCCATAAGGATCTGTTTCTGCTCCTCAAAGTTTTTCAAGCTCAGTGCTAACAGCTCTTTCTCGGCTTGTGCTCTTAGGGCTTTTTTAGCGTCCTCAAGTGTCTTAATCTGTGAGAGTTCCCCCGCTGATAGGTTTTCTCTCAGTTGTTTTTTGGCTTCCTCCAAGCTCTGTATCTCTATGATTTCCTCGGATTTCTGGCGGCGAAGGGCATCTATTTCTCGGCTTCTTTCCTTGACCCTGCGCTCAGCTTCCTTGGCGTGGTATTTCTCCCTGACTTGCAGTAGTTCCTGCTCCTTCTGCTGTTCGTAAGCGACCTCTATTTGTTTGTTGAGCTCCATCAGCTTACGCTTTTCGGATATGGCTTTCTCCCGATTAGGATCATTACTCTTTTCCGCCGCAAGGGTGCTGATTTCCTGTTCCAGAGTGGCGTTTTCTTGTTGTAGCTTGAACTTCTTCTCATTGTATTTCTGCTCCGTGGTGGCCAACTGCTTATCAAGGCTTTCCTCCAGCCCTTGCGCAATCTCCTTCTGTAGCTCCTGCTCTGCTTGTAAGCGGGCACGCTTGGCCGCCTCATACTCTTGGGTATAGTCTTTTGCCTTTTCTTTTTTGCCCTTGCCCTCTTTGTCTCCACTGCTTCCTACTATGGGCGTATCGGAGGTATCTGTGCTCGCTGTGGTGCCCTCTACTTTCTTAGCCTGCTCCTTCATAAGTTGGTCTGTGGCAGTTTTGAGTTCTTGCTCGGCATTTTTGATACGTTTGCTGCGATTTTCCAAGGAACTAACGATATTGTTCTGGGCAGCCACAGTCATATTCCCCATACTTCTGACGCTATTCCATGCTTTCTCGAACCAAGATATATTCTCCTCAAGGCTTGAATATTCCGCCTTGGCCAGCGCTTCGGCTTTCTGATCCACAATCGCTTTGAGGTACTTCTCTCTGGCCGCTGCTCTTAGGCTCTCCACATACCTATCCAAAGCCTTTTTAGCCTCCTCTGTTTGCGCTGTCTCTACTGTAAGGTTGCCGTTGTATTCAGGAACCAATCGGTTTAGCTCCGCCACAGCCCTACGGCGCTCCTCGTATGGCTTCTGTACGTCCTTGGCAACAGCCAATAGCTGCTGTAAGTGGTTCACCTCCACCGCGGTCTGTACATTGGCTTCCTTGATGGCATCATTGTGTAACTTCTGTCCTGTAAGCGCCTGCTTCTGCTCTCTATTGAATAATACCATATATGTCACTACAGTCCCTATCGCTGCCGCAATCAATCCCCATGGATTGGCTTTCGTAATAGCATTAAAGGCTTGCATGGTTTCTCCTGCCTTTTTAAAGTTCAAGGAAAGAGCTTGTATAACTGCCGAGAACAGCAGCGCTGTCGCTCTGCCCGTCTGCATAAGTGCCGTCTTGACCTTCAGCGCTGCATTATACAGCAGCGACTGCTGCCATGCTTCTTTGGTTGCCATTGTGGCCAAGCTCACTGCTGTCTTATAGCTTACCACGGCAGCAATACAGACTCCTAAGGTCTTCAGCAAAAAGGCAATGCGCTCCCTGAACACCTTCACTCCATCGCCCGCCTTGCTCGTAACCCCAGTAAGCCAGCCCAGCGCTTGGATAATATAGGAGAAAAAACCTTGTATCCAAGTGCTGGTAAAGGTTTCCTTCCATACCTTCTTGATCTTCTCCCAGATGGCTGCGGTGTTGTTATTGACCTTGTTGAACTCCTCTTGTATGGAGGTACCTTCCTCCATCGCTTCCCCTGCCAAGCTCATCATCTCCCGAAAGCGATCCGCATTGGCACCCGCAGCTCCTATAGCTTTCTGTACTTCCAGGGTGTTCAGCTTTAAGCCCTTGAGTACCTCCGCTGTACCCTCCGCGCCTAATCCCTTCATGGCTTGGGCGAATCGCAAGAAGAACTCCTCGGGCTTGGTCTCAAAGAGCGCCCTGGCTTCCTCTGCCGACATCCGCATTTGCTTGGCAAACGCTTCCACATTAGTACCCGCTACACTCATAAAGCGCGAATATCCACTGGAGGCGATCTCTGCGTCGATTCCCGATTCCTCAAAGGCCGCCCCTAAGCCCAAGGTTTGCGCGATCGTTGGCTTGAGCGCATCGGGTAATTGTCCTATACGGGTAGCAAAATCGGATATATTCTCTTCGCTGGCCGTACCATTGGCGCCCAGCTCGTTCAGCGCCGAGCCTATGGCGTTCAGCGCTTCCCCGTAGTTCTGATTT